GTAGAGAACTGTTGTGCTTCAAGTGTAGTCACTTGTGCTTCCAGTTTATCAACACGACCACGAAGAACTGCAAGTTCAGAAGCAAACTCATTGGTAAGACGCTTGAGTTCATCAGTAACTTCAGTTACACGATCCAGACAAGCATTCAGAAGTGCTGCTGCCTCATAACGAGTCATAGCACGACCACCACCAAAGGTGCCATTGGGATAACCAGCAACACAACCATAACGCTCTACTAGTTGTGAGAGTGCTTGATATGCCCAGTCAGTTGGTTGCACATCAGAGAATTGAGTGACACTTGTAACCTGTTCTGAAGAATATTGAGTTACTCCACCCATATTGAGTTCTGCAGCATTCACAGCAGGAGCAACAATCCCCAGAGCAACAGGTGCAAGCATCAGTTGTTTGAAAAATTTCATATAGTTTGTTAAGAATTACAACTACAGTGTTTATTTATAATTCCCAGATGTTTCTGGGGAAGCGGGTAAGGGGATTCGAACCCCTGACTACAACTTGGAAGGATGGCATGTTACCACTACACTATACCCGCATATGTAAGGGAGTATTATAACTCCCTAGTATTCAGTTGTCAAGTATGTATATTATACCCTAGTATAGCATACATTGGCAACCCCTTGTCCAGGAGATGCGATTTTACTAAATGCACCATAGGACAAATCAAGAGATCTACCAGCAACAAAAGGTCCTCTGTCATTCACTTTTACAATTACAGAACGACCATTTGATTGGTTGGTAACTTTTAATTTAGTACCGAAGGGAAGAAATTTATGGGCAGTTGACAACCCATATGCATTATATCTTTCTCCATTGGCAGTAGTTTGTCCGTGATATCCATCACCTACTCCATAATGTGATGCAAGGGAACATCCGCTTGCTGCCTTTGCTGTGATGGGTGCCAGTCCAACAAGACCAAAGGCAAGTATTGAAATTGTTTTAAAAAGCATTAAATTTAATTGAATTCTACATCCCAATAGAAGGGGGGTACACCACACCTCTCGGTAGGCACCTTCCTGGGCTCTAATTTCATAATCAAAGACTCATTCTAAAAATCATTATGAGTGATTATTTAGTAATTCTAAAGAATGTCTGAAATATACTCTAGTGATACCACTTCAAGTTCCTCATTTTGAACTACCCATTCTTGAATTTCAAGATACAAAGCAGTTGCTTCTTTAGACTTACCATTCAAACACAATTCGTGCATTCTGTCAATTCTTCGATCAATTTCAAGTCTACACAATTCTCTCAACTCAAGTCGATTCATAATAATCTTTCCTGAAGTATCTCCCTAGGATATTGCTATTATAGTACCTAGGCTCTCCAGTGTCAAGAGATTCAGTTAAAACATTGTTCAGAAACAACTGTTTAGTTTCTTCGTAATTAGTTTTACCTATTGTTTTATGTAATGATAGTATGAATCTTTTAAACTTATCCTTACCATACTTCTTTACATCTTCTTTTAATTCTGGACAGGATCCATAATACTTTTTCCAATCACTTTCCTGTTTAACTTTTCTAGACTTACCCTTCGGTTTTCTAAAAGACCAAAAATACTTTCTCCCCAAATAAATTCTGGAAGTCTCAGTGCATTCAATACGATAAACAAAACCAAAGTAATCCAATATGTCAGGTGAATCAAACACCTGTCCTTGATATATCCAAGGGTTCTCATAGGTCATAAAGCCTTTAATAATTAAGCCTTATTTATCCTTCATCCCTAACAGAGTGATTCTAACGACCTATGAGAACAATGTCAAGTATTACTTTGTTGCTTGATAAGAACGTACCTTAGATTCACCAGTTTTCTTATCTGGTGCTACCATGTGAGTTTTGATTTTCTTTGATACTGGTGCGTTCTGCTTTTCCTTCTCAAATGCCTTATGAACTTTGGCAGCATCATCATACATATGGATTTTCTTAGCACCACTTTGCTTTGCCACTGCATTAGCAACCTTCACTTTCTTCTCACCAACATCACCACCTTGCATTCCACCAGTGTAGTGAATTTTTGACTTATCTACATCAACACCGTGCTTCTTGAGGTGTCCCTGGAATTCACTTGGTTTATCAAACTTGGAACGAGCAGTGATGATGTGAACGTTCTGTCCTCTTGCCTGCTTTCTCTTAACATCTTTAATTACTTTCTTATTTGGACTAGCAGTTTGAGAAAACTTCTTCGCACTTTGGAACTCACTAAAATCATAAGAATGTCCCTTTTCTAACTTATGAGTATTGAACTCTTGGTTGCTTAGACTCTTAACTCTCTTTCCTGATGCATCATTAACGTGAACCTGAACGTTTGGTTTACCCTTTTTACCATGTCCGAAGAGAGTTTCGTCAACATCATATGCATGAACTGTTTTCTTAGGTCTAGTTCCTCTTGCCTTTTCTAAAAGATATTCTTCATCTACTTTCTTTTTATTATATTGCTTCCAAGCAGTCGCATAAGCAATTGCTCTTTCTCTATCGGTCAGTCCATCTTTGGAGTAACCTTTCTTGATATGCTTCACCATCCTTTCGGATTTTGCCCCAGGAGGTGCCTTCTCTGCCAATTCCACCTCTTCCTCTGTAACAAGATCCAAAACGGTTTCATAGTTGGTTTTCATTTCATGGAGGATAGATCTCATTCTATCTCTAGATGCTTCAACTTCTTCCTTATTATGCATTGTTTCCCAATATGAATCCCATTTTTTCTTATCTTGTTTTGCCTGCTCTCTTGATGATGGAGTAAATGAAGATGCCTTATTTCTAGTACCTTGTCCCAATGGAACTCTCTTTTTAGGACCAGATGCTGCTGCTCTTTTTGCCATTTTCTGAATTTCTGGATCTGAACCAGTTCTCTTTACACTGCCAATTGTTTTAGTTACAGGATCCCAATGTGCTTCACCAAGTTCAACTTCTTCAATATTTACTTTAGGCAGTTTCACTGCTGCTGCCTTTTTCTTTTGGAGTTCTACTGCCTTTGGTCCCAACTGTCTTGCTGCACTTGGAGTGAGGGCTCCTGCACCAGAAGATTTCCTAACTTCAAAACTAGGAGACTTAGCTTCGTAAACCTTACTATATGCTTCTCTAATATTATTAAGACCAGACATAATACTCTTACTTTTTACAAGTATTTATAAAAAAAGAGGGTCCGAAGACCCTCTAAATCAAAGTTTAAATCCTGCAAAAGTATCTGTCTTCACATCTTGCTTAATGCCACCAACAACATAAGATTCAACTTCTGTTTCTTGTGGTGCTACTTGAAGACCTTTAGAACTAATCCAATGCTCCGTCCAAGGAAGTGGATTATTTTTAGCAGCAATATCATAAATTGGTTTGATTCCAATTGCTCTCATTCTTCGATTAGCAATCCACTCAACATAATTGTTGAGTAGTTTATCATTCAAACCAATCATAGAACCATCTTTGAATAGATACTGTGCCCACTCCTTTTCCTGATCTACGCAATTCCTGAAGGCAGAGATTACCCAATCTTGTTCTTCTTTAGCAATTTGCTGCATTTCTGGATCATCCCCTTCACTCCACTTATTGAGGATGTTTTGAGTAATGACAAGGTGCTGATTTTCGTCTCTTGCGATGAGAGAGATAATTTTAGCGGATCCTTCCATAAGTTTGAGTTCACCAAACGCAAAGCTGCAAGCGAACGAGACATAAAACCTGATACCTTCGAGAATGTTGACATTGGCAATTGCTCTGTAAAGTTTTCTTTTAAGTTCAATTCTATCTTCCCTGGCAGAACCTGCACGTTCTTGTGCATACAACCAGGCATTAGAAGTTCCATACTCCTGTGCAGAGTTAATGAATTCATCGTAAGATTCTGTCACTGATGATGCTCTTTCTAGAATCCTTTCATTATTCAAAATAGTATCAAACACTTCAGAAGGATCTGAATATACATTCTTGATAATGTAAGTATAGGATCTAGAATGGATCATCTCCATAAATTCCCATACAGTCATACATGCTTCCAGTTCAGGAAGGGAGCAGTATGGAATAAATGCCATACCAGGACCACGACCCTGAACTGAATCTAGAAGAATCTGATACTTCAAGTTAGATGTGAAAATGTGCTTCTGTTCTGGTCGCAGTGTATGGTAATCGGCACGATCCTTTTGGAGGGAGACCTCCTCAGGTCTCCAGAAGTATCCAAGTTGTTGTTGAGTTAATTTATCAAAGACTGGATATTTGTATTGATCGTATCTTTGAACTCCAAGAGGATTGCCAAAAAACATTGGTTGCTTTTTGGAATCCACTTGTGATGTGTTGAATACTGTCATTCCCATAGTAGACTCTTCCGAATTAACTCTAAATTTTGCAACTTTCACAATCTTCTTCTCCAGATGAACTTAAGATGTCGTCAATTAAATCATTAATATTTTGAGATGGTTCTTTGATCTCATCAGTCTTATTATCATATGTGTTTTGATAATAAGAAGTCTTCCATCCATACTTATAAGTTGTCAAGAAGTCTTGTGCCATCACACTAACAGGAACTTCGTTATCTGCATAGTTTTCTGGATTATAACTCCAGTTTCCGGAAATTGCTTGGTCGAAAAACTTCTGCATCACAGCAACAACATTAATATAACCACGATTAGACTCCATATCCCAAAGGAGAGTGTAATTGTTTTTAAGACTCTGATATTGAGGGACAATCTGCTTAAGAGGTCCTTTTTTGGACTTTTTAACGGACAGGAATCCCCTAGGAGGCTCGATGCCATTGGTGGCATTTGACACAACGGAACTGCTCTCCGATGGCATTTGTGCGGACAACGTGCTATGTCGTAATCCATATGTCTGAATGTTGGTACGTAAAGTTTCCCAATCATGCTCTAATGGGATAGAAGAAATTTCATCTACATCTCTCTTGTATGTATCAATCGGCAGAATTCCATCAGAATATTTTGTTCTTCCAAAGTACTCACAATAACCCTTTTCTTTGGCAAGTTGATTAGATGCCTTCAGAAGATAATATTGGAATGCTTCGGTTAAACCATGAACTGCATCCCATGCCTCTTGAGAGTCATAATTGAACCCAAGTTTGG